CTTTGAGCCATCATGTTTTGTTGAGCCAGCTGCTGTTGCATTTTTATTCTTCGTTTTCTACGAATAACTAAAAGCTGTTCTGCCTGGTCTACGTCTTTAAGCTGACGTATTGCAATAGCATCCTCCAGGTCTATTTCTTTTTGAGAAAGTGCGATCTGTATATTTTGCTCTAGGTAAGCTTTTTCTGTATCGTTCATTTCTGATACCACTTGAATCCCGAAGTTGTACATCGGGAGTTCATTAAAGCTGTTTAAAAGGTTCATGTTTTTTTCTCCTATAGCTTTTTTGTAAGCCTGGAATAAAACACTTTCTTTAGGAAGAACCTGGATACATTTTACGATGTCTTCACAAACCTTTCTATAAAGGACCATAGATGCATTGGTAATGTCGTATATAGCATTGTTGCCAGCAGCCATTTGCTGCTCACGAACACCAACCAGAGCTTCTCCTTTTGGAGTGGATCCGTCCATAACTTCATTAATACCAGTGGCATCTCTGATCATTCGTAAGTAGTGGTTGTACAGTCCTATAAGCTCGTTGATGTTTCTAATGCTGTTATCCAGAGGGCGTATTGGAGGGTTTTGAAAACCTCCTTCTGGGTTTTTACTCCTGTAGTAGAACACACCTGTTTGCTCGTAGATGTCTTGAATGTCTAATGGCTCAAGATCTCCTCCTCGTCCAAGCTGTACGTTTTCTAATCCTTCGATATCTACAATAAGACCGTCTGGTTTAGCCTTGGCTATTGCCTGTTGTATTTTTAGGTGAGTCAATTGAATCTGATCTGCAAATCCAATCACAGAGTTCACCATGGATTTAGGCATCATCTTCCTCATGTTTGTAGAAACCACAGAATAGCTTAACCTTGTTCTGGAAATGTCGTGGACGTTTCTGGGTAGGTTTTTCTTTAGACCGTAATTAAAAATATGATTTGTTCCTACGATGTACTTTCCTCCGTATACTGTTGAAGATGTAAGACAATGCGGTTTTCTATCGTAAACAGATCCAGTGGGCTTATATCCGAATCCTTTTAAGTAGAAACCAACATTGCCGTACTTTGAATTTTTCTCTTCAAACATTAAGTCATCTACAGATATAAACTCAAAATCCAAAACCTCTATAACAAACTCATCATAACCAAAAGAGGTTTTCTGTAAGTTTTTGTCGTAGTGGGTATTAGATAGTTTTGTTGGGTTGTTGCCATATTTAGTAGAAACGGACCTTGCCATTTCTTCATATTTCTCTTCTTCAAACTCTCCCCTGGCTAATCTTTTTAGCTCCTGGATTGTCATTCTTTTGATGTGACCAGCATACACCAGGTCGTTCATTCCAGGATCTTCTGTATAGCTGTGTATGAAGTAAGCTGGATCAACATACTCTTCTTTGATCCCGTAGTTTGGATCATTGTCTCTTTTAACCACGGCAATACCGTTGGTTACCAGATCTTCAACACATCTACGGTGAATCTTTTCGTTGTAGCTGTTCCAGTCTAGCGTTAGTGATGTAGACATCTGAGCAGCCATCTCTGTAACCGTTTTTAGGTTGTTGTTGATGTATATCTCTGCTTCATCGGTAGTTTCTGGTAATTGATCAATGTCAAAATCAGCCTTCAGACCCATGTTTTTAGCAGCCTTGTGTATATCTCTATTTTCTATCCTGCGCTGGATACGATCACGCTCCTTCTGCTTGTCCATCACAGAGTTAGGGTCTATAGCCTCAACCTTTGGGTAAGGCTTCTTTGATAAGATCTTGTTTACCACAATTTTAACAAACTTAGGCACTATTGGAACTGGTGTCCAGTCAATGTTTAATAGGGTCCCGTCTCCACCGTTAGGGTCCAGGCTGGTAAGAATCTTTTTGTATATCGTAGTGTCTTGATTACCAGTAGCATAGTCTCTGTTGATTTCAAACTGCTTTAACCTCTTTCTAAAAAGAGATCCAGTATCGTCTACAGATCCCCATTGCTTTTCTATTGCCCTGGCGTATTTTATGCCGTAAGCTTTTTGGGACTTTGTGACAAAATCAGCTAACGGGTTAGGAAAGTTGCCGTAATTATCTTGGTTTTTATCATCTCCTTGCATATCTGGACACTATAATCTATTATGCAAATATAAGGAATTAACAGAGCGACCTTTTTACCTCTCTATAGGTTTGAATTTTCTAAAAAATTTCTTGTTGTTAAAGTCTGATCGTTTTGGGTCTTCTTTAAATTTTTGCGAAGCCAGGAGAGCTAGACCAGAACTTATGGTAAGATCATATTTTGTACGATTATCAATCTTGTATGCTATCCAATCTTCTAATGTCCTGTTTAAGAACATCTTACCCATCTCCCCCGTTTTTTCACTTAAACCAACATGGGTATGAATGTACGACTCTATAGCTTGTGCGTGAGATTGTATAACGTCTTGAGAATTAGAAGGTATGCCTTTTGTTTTTGAACCAGAGCTTGAAGTCTTTAAGTGTTCTGGTCTGTCCATCAGATAGTTATCGTATCCCCTAAACTCAAAATACCTTGCAATACCGTATTTATTGTTTTCTATTAAAAGTTGATACCCGTAAAAAACAGCAGCCATTAAAACGTCCTCATAAAATATTTTTGCCATTGGAGGTCTGCTGGCATATTCAGCGACAAACATATTTGATGGTGCAGCCATGTTGAACTTATTGTACAGATGGCAAGCTCCTTTGGACCCACGACCGTCTACGGTAGAGTCTAGATCATAACTATCTACTCCTCCAACACCTATGTGTGTATTTGCTGGTGAACGCTTCCCGTAAATATCTTTTTGTGCATTACGATCTTGAGCTTTTGGCATCCAGGAAACATACCACCGACCTGTAGAGTCTGGATGAAACAACACCTCTGTATCCATCTTGCCATCTTTCCACATAAAGTTCCCACGAATCAAAGGAGAAGGAAATAAGTCTTGGTTGTACTCGATCTGTTCATATATCTTTCCGATGTTGAAAGTTGAGCTTTTTGTGGAGTCACGGAACGCCTCATCTTCTGTAAAAGGAAACTGTCTGATCACCTCGTTAAGTTCATAAACATCTTGACGAAGAGCTTCTCTCTCATTCTTTAAATAGGTCTTTGCTCCAATGTCTATAAAATCTCCCTCTATAGTTTCTACTGGTTTCTCTGGATCTTCAATTATTGGATTCCCATATTTATCAAAAAATCCTTCCAGAGCTTCATATGCTGGTATGAATATCTTGTATAGACCTGTCTTTGTCCTCCCGTTTGAATTTCTATATTCTGGATCGGAGTCGTAATACATATCACGGAATTCCTTGCCCCCTTTATCCAGTGGGTTTACTGTTGATCCTACCAGGGCTTTACCCACAACCTTTCTACCCACGATCAGACAGGTACGCTCAATTCTCCAGGCTTCACGGATGTCTGTAGGCTTCTCCCATTTACCAGCTTCGTCCAGGTAAAGGATGTGCAGCTTCTCACCATCGTATGCGTTGTTAGTGGTGTTCTTCCAGTTTATCACGGTGTCCAGTGCTTCACCTATTTGTGATGTCTTGTTGTTCTTGGTGATACGCTTAGAGGGTTCACGGAATGCCAGCTCCATGCGGGGATTGGTTGTACCGTCCTGGATAGGCTTGAAGAAAAATGGGTAGGATCTAAACGTGGGTATTATCTTTTTCATAAAGATGTTTTCCTGTGCATCTTTACCAGTCTTGCTCTGGACTCCCAGGAGCTTTTCTTTTACCTGGGTTCCTTCATCTACTAGGATCGTGCTTGACATATTGGTGTATCCAGAACGTCTACATTTGGTATAGATCTGTCCTAAACACCTGGGATCGCATTCTACAGCAAGGAAATGTAGAAACAGCCTTCTTTGAAACTCCAGGTAGTACGCATATCCAATGTCAATCTTGGACCATTGGAGCATCATATAGTGCCTCCCAGAAATATACGTTGGCTCACCGTTATTCATAAACCAAACACCCTCTCTTCTTCTTTTGAACTCCTCCTGGATATAGGGCGTGTATTTTTGACGAAACTCTTTCGGTTGCTCTGCCCACTCATCCATAGATCTGATTCTTGAGAGATCTTTAGGTATTTCGATTCTGGACCAGAACTGATCAGATTTCCTTTTTTTAGAAAAAAGAATGTCCCTCTTCTTGGGTTTTTTGGGAAGCTGAATAAGTATCCCAGAGATCTCTATAACCTCACCTTCACTGTCGTTTGGACAGATGTTTACTACCTTCTGATCATATCCTTCTATTTCTTTTAAGCCAGCCATTATTTGCTAAACCTTTCAGCAAATCCCCCAGAAAAATCTTGCTGTTCTTTTATATCTCCTGTTTCTTTTAACGCCTTGATCATTTCTTCCAGGCGTTGTCGCTCCTGGATGAGTTCCCTGGCATCTACTGCTGTTTGCTTTATAGCTTGAAGCTCTGCTTTACGTTGTGATCCAGAAAGCTCTTGATCTACAGGTTTTTTAACCTCTTCAATCATGTTATTGATTGCGTGTTCCATGGATTCCAACAAACGCTGCGCTGCATCAAGAGTAGTGAACTTACTTGACTTCGGCATAAAGCAGCTCGTTCATTGTCATCCTCCATACTTTTTTGCCGTCAACCTCCATCTCATAGTCTGCATTTTTTTTAAAATAAACTACGTCACCAATAGATAGGTTTTCTTCAGATAGAGCTGGGGAGTTTGCCCACACACGACCACGGTTGTTTTGCACTTCTTTCTGTACAATTTCAACAACATCACTGGTAAGCTTTTTGGTTGATTCCATTGGCTCCAGGAACACCCACTCATCAATCATATGTATACCGTCTTCATTCTTATAAGCATGACCAAGGTTAGATCTACCTGCCCCAGGAATGAAGGGAACCATATACTTGCCATCTTCAAGCTTTAGAACGTTATTCATTACAATGCTATGGTGAAAGTAAAGGGTATCCCCAGGTTTGGCATCGGTTTTGTATTTAGCTGGGGTTGCTACTATGGTAGCCTCCATCACCCGATTTTCAAATTCATTGAATTTACTCACCAGATCTAGCTCCTTATCACCCATTTTGATCTTGTCCTTAAACTTCTTGGGGAGGTCTATAATAAAACACTGTAAAGCTCTCATAATTAATTAAATTTACAATCATATTCAACTACACAAGGCATAGATTCAATACTCTTCCAGAGGATTGTGCCTTCACTATTTTCTATATATATCAAGAATCTGCTCCTGGAGAACTGGTGCATATATTTATCGTCCAGTAAAATTGCTGAGATCTTACCGTCTCCAGCACGCATACCCAGGAAGTATGCCATAGCATCTTTGGGGTTGGTCCCAACGATGATCTTTCTTATTATGTTCATTTAATTTCAATTTATAGAGGAATCTCTTCCTCCGCTATTTTTTATCCACCAGTCTATCGTTCCTTGATCTGGCTCTTCTTCTTCCAGCATTTTATTTAACACAGCATCCATCCCGTCCAGCAAAACTTCCATCTCTTCGCTGGTGTTTGATGTGTGGGCAACAGAGACTAACATTTGCTCGTCATTGTTTGCATATACGCCAGTAGCCAGCATCATAACAACATCGTAATTGGGTATATCGTACTTCTTGGATTTCTCCTCTACAATCTTATCGATGTCTGTTCTTAGTTCTTTTAAAAAGTCTCTAATGTTTTTACTCAAAATCTATCACGTTAATTTAGTAACTGTAAATGTTGAAGCATTTAAAATTGAGACGTTATTATTTACAGTTATTTGATAATAATACATATCGTTTGCTGCCGCCACATGGAATAAAGAAAACCCAATAGCTGTTTTGTTTACAGGGCTGTGTTCCCTAACTATATCTTGGATCAAATTAGAACCAACAGTATCCTCTTGATACACACTAACTGTAATGTCGGTGTTTGCTGTTAGCACGTTTATTATTAGGCTAACATCTATACGAACCAGCCCAGCTGTTTTTACTTTTACCTTACCCTGGTTGCTGGTTGTTACCAGTTCAAGGTTGCTTGTGGCAGCGGTATGCGAATCTGCTCCCTCAAGAAGAGCCGACCTTGTGCTTGTAGGAGGACTTTGCAGTAGATTTGCCTCTGGTATAAGAGCATCGCCACTTGTTGTTGTTGTTGGCGGTCGCATTATTAGTGTCGGGTTGTTGTATATCCCGCTTCTAGAGAAAGTAACAGTATCTGTTGATGCATCAGTGGTTATCTCCATCCCATCTCCAGCAGCAAAGGTTAGCACGTCTTCAAGCTCATCTGCAACAACATCGCTTTGACCGCTTACTCTTACTGTTTTGAATATATTGAATGAAGAAGCCGTAAAGGCTGTAGAGTCTAGATCTCTGATCACAACCGTTTTTGTAGTGTTGTCATACAGCAGTGCTGTAAGCTCAGAGGTAGATGTTGATGGGTCGGTGGTAAACTTTAATCCTTGTACTTCTATACCATCTTGACTTAGCTTTAAACCTATAGCTTCAGCTTTACCAGTTTCTACAGATTTGTATGTGCTGGTTCCTTCCGACTCTAGTTTTAGAAGCTCCCCGTATTTATCTTTTATTTTTTCTCCAGTAAGAGTTCCCATGAATCTTTAAATTTGCATTGTACTACAAAAATACAATTTAATACAATGGCTAAATCTAAAAAGAAAAGGATGTTCCGTGACTTCTCAAAACTTACCAGGGACAGATATAAATACGACAGCTTAAAGTACTCATACAACTCAATAAAATACTATAGGGAAAAGCATGGTCTGACGATCTCCCAGCTGTTGGCTCTCACCTTTGTTTATGACTTGGAGTTCTTTACCATAGACTACCTAACAAAACAGTTAGATCTAAATAAAAATTTCTGTGCAAACATGATCATATACCCAATGGTTAAGAAAGGATATATGTATAAGTACCTGGATAAATTAACCCCCTCTAAAACAGCAGAAGATCACATCTTCAGAAGCGAAACCAAGTACAATTACCGTGTTCGCTATGCGCTGTCCCAGAGAGGGCGAATTGTCGTTACCGATTTTTATCGATCAGCTAGTGGATCTCTTCCATCGAAGCATTAATGCAGACCAGGACATATTTATATTCCAGTCTTTTTTTAGATCCATTTGTAGCTGTTCTGGAGATAGATCGTTAGCCTTGTAGTGTTTGATCAATTTACTGATCGTGCCTTTTACCTTTTTCATATCCCGTACCATTTGTTCATGTATTCATCAATAGAAAGCTTGTCCTGGTCGATCATCATTTGATGAGGCGCACCATATATAAAGCTTTTACCTTCGTCCCAGTGAAAGTTAACAAAACTATTTGGATTCATTTCAGACAGCTCTTGATGAGTCTCGTCAATAGTATTTCTATCTATACGAATGTAATAGTTGTGCCAGGAGGATTTACCAAACCTCTTTTTGGAAACCTCTACAAAAATCATATCACTCTTCATCGCCTATAGGGATTAAAAAATTATCCAATAGGTTAGTCATAGCCGAAAACAGATCTTTGTTCCCAGACATTCTACCAGCATCAGCTGCCATTGCAATTACCTCACGGCATTTCAATACCTCTTCGTCAGTCAATAAGACCGTGTTTAACTTTACTTCTTCACTCATAATTTCTCTCGTTTTTAACCTTCGTAAATCCAGTAACCGTATACACATCTATTTCCGTTGCGGCTTGAATCGTAGGTATCGTTTATAACACCATCAATAACGGCTACATAGTGTTTACTTAATCTACACACAATTCTACCTTTAGGTAATTCATCTGCTTTTAAGTGTGTTTGACAACCGCTTC